AGAGTTATTGCATTCCTACGCAACTGAACTCTCTCGTGGAGACCCAAGCTATCACAAGTTTGAACGCCGTATGATTAATCAAGGTTATTACTTCCCATCTAATGAGGATGTAAATAAACTTGAACATATCATGGTTGCATTTGACGTATCTGGCTCAGTATCTGAAGAACAAGCCGAACACTTCCTTCGTGAAATTAAGAAGATGTTCACTAACTGTTCACCAGATAAACTGACTATGATGACGTTTAACACCAAAATCGTAGAAACCAAAGAGTTCACTGACGAATCTCAGTTCGTGAAAATGAACTTAAAAATGGGCGGTGGTACAGCACTTGAACCAGTATTTGAATGGGTAGAGAAAGCTAAGCCAAACTTCATTGTAGTGTTCTCAGACCTTTGGTGTGACCGCATTGAGAAATGCAGTGTACCCACAATCTGGGTATGTATTGACAATCCAAATGTCGAAGTGAACTTTGGCAAACTTATTCATGTGAATGAGGAATTAAAATGATATTCGCAGAGTTTGGCGATAAGCTACAAAACAGATTCTTAGATGATTATGAGCTGAGCGTGAAGATGCGGAAGAAAGCTTTTATGACCCAGTACAAGCTAAATATGCAACATATTGCTAGTACTGAATCTGATGTATGTAGTGTAATGGCTAAACTACTATACGAAGAGGGATGGGAAGAGTTCTATGAAGCCTTCCCACCTCAAGATATATTTGGGTATCGTCCTCAATTACAAGAGTGGAAAGAAGACGTAATTAAAAATTATTCTGTAGTGGCTCTATTATGAGTAAGTATTTATTAAAGAAGTATTTGGATGAAATATCTACTTTTAATACAATAAAAGCTAATGAAGAAAGCTATGAGCTACTACTGACTTTATTAAGTAAAGAGGTAACATCATATTATGTACCCTCTTTTAGTCATGAAAAGATAGTAACATTCTTTTGTACAATCATTTCTGACCCAGAATTAACAGATAAGCTCATTACAGCTATCAATAGCTACAATGACAAGGAAGCATTAGGAGTATTAGATGGGTGATTTATTTAATCTTAGAGGTGAGAAGAAACTTTATTCTGCTGGAGAAGCTATTCAACGATTAGATACTGTCTTAGAAACCAATGCAGAGCTTACAGGTGAAGATGCTTCTAATATCTCAAATGAGCTTATGTGTATCTTTAGTGAATCTTTGTACAAAGTATATCCAAGTGGTACTGTAACTATCGAAGCTAAACTTTATATTCATAATTTCTATGTTATAGCTTTACGCTATTTTCTCAACAGTGCATTCGCCACTGAACTTCAAAAACTAATTCAAACCATCAGAGAAGATAGAGATGTTCATTCCTTATTGGATAATCCTATCTTATTTGATACCAAAGTAGAGATTCTTACTGAGCATCTCATTCAAACCAAATACGCTAATAACAAACATTTAAGAAGTGATATTCGTGGTTATTCCTATGCAATGTATTTAGTTAATAATGCATACAGAGGATTTCCTATTTATTCAGAAAAGACTATTGAAGCTGTATTAGACTTCTTTGCACTTATCACTGATAAACCAGATATGGCTCTATGGTCACAACAAGAACAAGACAGAATAGCATCACCTCAAGCTGTAATGCTTGGTTTAATCGGTGTAATGATTAAAGTAGAAGATTTATTAGATAAATTAGAGGAACTAAGACCTCGTTTTAATAAAGCTTTAAATCTATATCGTAAAAGGTTCAAACATGACATCTGAACATGATAGATTCTTAAAAAATAGAACAGCCGAATTTAACTATAAAATAAACAAGACTGCTTCATTATTAGCTAACAAGTTTAAAAGAACATCTACAGATATAAGAAGAATTTTAGCAATCAGCATTATGCGTTGCATCATCACTTACATAACAACAAAAACCTTCAAAGAAGACTTTAACAAGCTGGTTCAGTATATTGAAAACAGTCAGATTGTAGATGACTTGTTAGAAACACCAGTACCAACTGAAGATGAATTAGCTAAATATTTTCCTCAATTAGTCTACAGTACAACAGGAACTATTTATCATGATTTCCGTTATGAAGCATATGCAAAATTAACAAATCCTTCAGGCAGAGGTGTAAAAATTGGAGGTATTACTAATTTAACTATTGCCTTCCAAATAGACAAAATGATTGATGATTCAGTGAATCATCATTATATGTTCCGTACTGAGTCTCATAAATCCAATGGTACTTCAGAGTTTATGTTTGCTTTTACTCTTTTGTTACTGGCTTCAGTGCCTTTTGCTCAAAAGACTATTAAATATCTTGAAGACCTGTATCTTATGGAGACTAATCCTTTCCGTTTGTTTGGAGAGAACCATGTTCAACAATCTTAAGTGGTTATGGTTTAAACGTAAAATAAACAAAAAGAATGCAGGTAGTTTATCTGATGACTATCAAGGAAAGTTAACTCAAATACTTTCTTTATTTGAGACTACAGATATTACTTTTAATGAATTACCTTATAAATACATTGATAAAACTCTTCAACTATATTGCCAACATCCATCATTCCGTGAACCAGTAAGAAGTTTAGCTAGGGACATTGTAGAAGAAGCTACTACTGCAATGATGTTGGAAGTAGCAGAACCAAGAAAGCCTATAAGAGAGCTATGGAAGACATTTGAACTTATAGGATGTGCTAAAGATAACTATTGGTATTTTCTGTCATCCATAGATACAAAGACTGCTATTTCACCCTACTTTCCAACTTATGCAACTTTAAGAGAAGAATTAAAGTTCATTACTAGTATGTATGAAGAAAACATCTTCAAATGTAGTAATATTAGACGATTAGCAGATTATTTAATCTATGCAAAAATTATGGTTAATGTACTAGCTAATGAAGATATTCTGGCTATCTATGAAGAGACCTACAATGAATACCGAAAAGGCAACTAAGTTTCAATTAGAAATTATGGATACCCTGAATCCTCATATTAAGGATGTTGGTTTTACTAAGTATGAATGGGAACAGGTTGAATTACTATTCTTTTTGAAGGCTTTTCATAGAGATATTCCATCAGCCACTATAATGGCTTTAAGTGATTTCTTGAAAGCATACCTCAAGACTGAACTGCCATTACCCATTGGATACTTAAATACAATATTTAAATCCAATGAACTCAGACAAAATTTGTTACAATTACTACTTTATATCCAACAACAAAGAGAAAACTCATGATTACAGCTAAAATTATTGCAGACAGTGTATGGGCAGGTAAGCGTCTGATTACCCTTCAACTACGCTATCCTCGCTTCATTCACAGCGAAGTAATGACTCACCGTGTATTCTCACGTTCTGCTTCATCTTCTCGTGCAGTACCTATTCAAAAGACTATTGACCAAGTAATGCAAGAGCCTGCTCATCCTACCCACTTTGGTTTAAACCAAGCAGGTATGGTTGCACAGAAAGAAGCTGATGAAGCTGTTCAAGATTGTGCAATGAAACTCTGGTTAAAAGCCAGAGATGAAGCAGTAAAAGTAGCTACTCAGTTGGCTCAGCTGGGTATCCACAAACAAGTGGTTAACCGTATTCTTGAGCCATTCCAATTAATTGATGTAGTGGTTACGGCAACTGATTGGGATAACTTCTTCAAACTTCGTTTGGCTTCAGATACTCAACCTGAAATTCATGAACTAGCTAAACAAATGAAGAAAGCTATTGATGAATCTACACCTGAGCAAACTTTCTTGCACATTCCTTATGTAACCCCTGAAGAGCGTGTACAAATCACTCAGGAATATGGTGATAAGGCTACTCAAGCATTACAACGTATTTCTGCTGCACGGTGTGCTCGTGTAAGCTATAAGAACCATGACCAGTCTAATCCAGTGATTGAGAAAGACTTGGAATTAGCTGAACGTTTATGGGTAGCACAACACTTGAGTCCTTTTGAGCATCCAGCTCGTATTCAAATGGTAAATGCACGATATGCTAACTTCACTGGTTGGCAGTCATATCGTCACTCACAAGGATTGTAATATGAAGGCAGTAATCCTCTATACAGGATTACTAGATAGCCAAAGCTTTCAATCTCTGTATGGCTCAAGAGTAAAAAAATATAACTTGAGCCATATCAGTTTTACTGCTACAAGTCTAAATGCAGGTAAATTAAATGCAGCAGAAAAACGAGAGTTCTTGGTATCTCTTAATCTTGAGCAGTATGACTATATTCTCTGTACTGATGCAGACTTTTTCAAAGTTCTAACAAACCAAAAAAGAGCAGCCAATTCTATTGGGGAGCTATTTCCTTATGGTCAATCTTCCCAAGCTTCTTACCTTCCATCTATCCAAGCATACAGCTTCAATCCATCCAAATGGGGAGAAGTTATCGACAGAGCTTTTGAAACTATTGCCCACCATATTAATGGTAGTTATACAGCAGTTGGCTCAGACATTGTTCACTCTGCTGTTTATCCTGACACTCTGGATGGTATTAAAGACATCCTTAAACTTCTAAAGACTAAACCAGCATTAACAGTAGATATTGAAACCACTGGCTTACAGTTTGGTAAGGATAAACTCTACTCTATTGGTTTTGCTTGGGATAAACATAATGGTACTTCATTCCTTGTGAATGAAGAAGTTAAGCCATTACTCAGAAATTTCTTTGATACCTATACAGGTAAGTTAATTGCTCATAAGAGTAACTTTGACTTCACAATGCTTATCCTTGAACTTTATGGTTCATTTGGTAAGACAGCAGCTCATTTACAAGGTTTGTCTACTTTATTGAGCAACTGTGAAGATACTTTGTTTATTGCTTATTTTGCTACTAACTCTTGTGCAGGTAATAACCTGTCTCTGAAAGACTTAGCTCAACCTTTTGCTGGTAAATGGGCTATTGACGTTACAGATGTAACCAAACAACCAGTTAATGAGTTACTTCGATATAACCTCATTGACTGTCTATCTACATGGTATGTGTATGACACATACTATCCTAAGATGGTTCAAGATGAACAAGTAGAAATCTATAACTTGTTTAAAGAATTTCAGAAAGACTGTATTCGTATGCAGTTAAATGGACTTCCTATTGATTTACCATCTGTCCATGCTTTAGCTGATGACCTTGAAAAAGAAGGCAAAGAGCTTGAAGAAGAACTTCGTAACAGTCCTATCATTAGAGAAGCAGAGAAGTTGTTAGCTATCAATAAAGCCAAAGCAAGAAACCTCAAATTAAAGGTAAAGAAAGTAGATGCTAATGATTGCTTAGAACCTTTTAACTTTGGTTCTAGTAAACAGTTAGCTGTCTTGTTCTATGAGATTATGGATTTACCCATACTTGAATATACAGATAGCAAACAACCTGCTACTGGTAAGAAAGTCATTGCTAAGCTTCTGAACCATACAACAAGAGATGACTACAAAGGCATCTTGAGTAAGGTATCTGCTTTAGCTGATGTACAGAAGATTCTATCTGCTTTCATCCCAGCATTTAAATCTGCTCAACAAGGACATCTGTCTGGCTCATTCAATTTATGTGGTACTGTTAGTGGTCGTTTAAGTTCTTCAGACCCGAATATGCAGAATCTACCTGCTATTGGCTCTAGATTCGCTAAACCAGTAAAGAAATGCTTTAAAGCACCAGAAGGCTGGGTATTCTGCGGTATTGACTTTGCAAGTCTTGAAGATGTTATCTCAGCAGTAACTACAAGAGACCAAAACAAGCTAAAAATCTACGAGAACGGTTACGACAGCCACTCATTCAGAGCTTATGCATATTTTAAAGATAATATGCCTGATATTACTGAAGAGCTGTCTAGATGTACTTCTGAAGCAGCAAAAGTAAGCGTAATTAATTCAATTCAAACCAAATACAAAGATTGGAGGACTAAGAGCAAAGCACCAACCTTTGCTCTTACTTGACTTATGGAGGTACATACAAAACCCTTATGAGTAACTGCGATTTCTCAGAAGACCTAGCTAGACAAGTGGAAATCAATTATCACAAGCTCTACGAGGTATCTGATAAATGGAAAGAAGCTCACATGGAAGAAGCCAAGAAAACAGGTTATGTTACTTGCGCCTTTGGTTTGAAACTCAGAACACCATTGCTTCAGAATTGGCTCAAATCCAAGTCTAATATGGTAGCAGCAGAAGAAAGAACTGCTGGTAATGCATTAGGACAATCATGGTGTATGTTGAATAACAGAGCCATGAGAGAAGTAATGGAACAGGTAGATAAAGATAGGAAGTCTTTAGATATTCTTCCAGTAGCTCAAATTCATGATGCCTGTTACTACTTAGTAAGAGAGAATGCAGAGACTATCCATTATCTGAATAAGCTAGTCTGTAAAGCAGCTTCATGGCAAGAAGACCCTCTGATTGCACATGATACAGTTAAGATACATGGTAACTTAGACTTGTTTATTCCTGACTGGAGTGAGGGTCATACTCTTACTACAGATGCTACTGTAGAGGATATTCAAGCCATCTTAGACAACACAAGGGAAAATGCATGATTATTGAAAATAAAAAGTATGTCAGTAAGTACATGAGACAAGTCGATGACCTAAACGAAGGTTACGTCTGGGAAGTAGGTTACTGTCATGATTTAGTAGACTCTGCTGGATTTGCTTCACAAGCTTGTCTTAAAGAGTTTGAACCAATCATGACATTCACTTCTTATGACGAAGCTACTAAATTTATGCAACGTATTTAGGGAATACAATGGATAAGGTAATCAAGAAGATTGATAAGAAAATACATGAGCTTAAAAAGCAAATGGGTACTCAAGCTACTTTCAGTTATATCACTCAACAGAAAGACTTCGTAAAAAAGAATATTCTCCCACCTACGATTGGTAGTACTTATTTCACATGGACTACAGTGAGTGTAAGAACACTTATGAAGTCTAATAATACCTTTACAGAGGAGGATAAGCTTAAATTCCTTCTGTACTTTGATACATTGAAAGATGCATTTAAAGAGAATAAACCTGATGGTTTTATACGTATTACAGCTATGGCTTACTTGGTTCAGATGCTGATTGAACATCTACGAGACAATGATGTTCTTGATGTAGATGATGAACTCAGTGAACAGTTTGAAACATTCAGAACCAATCTAGAGAATTGGATGAGAAGCATCTCTGAGCGTAAGAAGAAAACTGGTAAGTGGGGATTATCAGGTGATAACTACAATGAAATTGATAACTTTCGTGAAATGACATCTGCTCTGTTAGATGCTTGTACAGTTGGTGAATGGTATACTGCATTCTTTTTATGCTATTACCGATTCCTTGCAACTCGTATTGGCATTAAGACATTTGATTTCGTTACCGAGGCTTAAACATGACTATTGCTATTGCTATTGCTATTATTCTTACCATTCTGCTTATCATATTCGTGGAAGCTATCAAAATGTTCTCCAACAAAGAGAAGTACTCAGATACTAAACTGATGAAACTTTTGGTTTGGACAGCATTACTAGTATGGACATTGCTTTTACTTGCCATGACCTATTGTATGACAAAGCCACTTAATGAAAGGAAGACCCATGAAACTGAAATTCTACAAAAAGAACTTCATAAACCAACGTACCGTACAATTAGTTCTACCAATTAATTCACCTCTGAAACTTGCTCTCACTGATACTAAACCAGACTTTTATTACCAAGATTCTGATAAAGGCTGGTTAGCAGATGGTTACTTGGTAGATGTAAATACTATTGTATGGTTTGGTAACAAGAATGTAGCTGAAATCAGCCCATCAAAAGAGCTACAAAAGACTTATGGCGACCAGATGTGTATTGCCAAGATTGATTGGGAACGAGCAGCTATTCTTACTGCATTCATCAAAGCAGTTTTAGATGAATATGAAAACTCTTTTAAACGTGAGTACAACTAAATAAGGAATCAATATGATTACTCAAATTAAACGTTGGCTGGAAACAGCTTTCCCTAAACCAACAGAAAAAGACCAAGCTACTCAAATTGGTGTTCATCTGGAAGAAGTAGCAGAGTTTATGGAAGCTATTGGCTCGCATAAAGCTGCTACTATCTTGGTTCAAGATGTATCTGATAACTTCAAACAAAGTCCTAACATCTATCAAGATGCAGACGGTAATGCAATTACCTTACCTGAAGACTTCAAAATTCAGATGTTAGATGCTCTTTGTGACCAAATCGTTACAGCAACTTCTGTAGCTCATTCTATGGGCTTTAACATCGTAGGTGCTATCAAAGAAGTGAATGCCTCTAATTGGAGTAAATTTGAAGACGGTAAGCCTCTGTATGATGCCAATGGTAAAGTCATCAAGGGTAAACACTACTTCAAACCAAACCTCAAACCATTCCTGACTAATGATGGTTCTGAAGAATTGACCAATGACCCAGTTGAACCAAACCACTACAAATCCAAGAAACACCAATGCATTGAGTTCTCTCGTCATATGCCTTTTGCCTTGGGTAATGCTTTTAAGTATGTATGGCGATACACTGACAAGAATGGTATTGAAGACCTTGATAAAGCAGCTTGGTATATCAAAGATTACCTTGCTAATAACAAGCTGAAAGACGTTATCTCTGGTGAAGAGTATGATGTATTAATGGATAAGTTAACTGATTGTGGATTCATGCGTGAACAGTACCTTATCTTACATCATATCATTACATTCCTTTTAAAGAAAGAAGAACGCCGTTTGAATGCTTGTTTGATTCTTATTGATGCCTTGAAACGAGGTAATACAGATGAAGTACCAAGTAAGTAGTGATACCTACTGGTTAGACCCAGTAACTAATCCACCACCAATGGGTACTAAGATACAAGTCCTAAGTAAATACAATGTAGCCTCTATTGGTACATTTCAACCTGACTTTCATGTGGGTTGGTATCCATTACTGAAAGTACCTAAATCTATTAAAGAAAGAATCCAAAATGAACGTAATTCTTGATTTAAAGATTGCAGTAGCAATCGTAAGTTCATTAATTGCCATTGGTTTATTTGTATACAATCCTATGGTGTATCATGCAAGAATGCTGAAGTTACAGAAGAAAGTAGATGGTTTACACCGAGCTGTTCGTTTGTTGGCTCTAGAAGTTGAGCTACAAAAGATTATCATTAAATCCAGCATAGCTGATACAGATACTGAAGAAGAACCAAAGACTGATTCAGTAGAGGAAAAGAAAGACTAACCAAAGGGGACTTAGTTCCCCTTTCTTAATTAAGAGAAATATATGCGTAGACGTATTAATAGCTTCCAAGCCATAAGAAAGAGTAGAATGAAAGCACTTTCTACTCGTAAGGTAAAAACCAATGTTCACAAATAAAACTAACCTACCATTACCAATGGCTATTTGGTTGGCTCATGATGAGTATATGTATGCTAAGACAAGCAATGAGCTGTCTACTACTACATTACTCAAGTCACCAAGACACATCATTGCTACACGAAGAGCAATGTATCCTGAACAGTTTCCATCTTATTTAAAAGGTGAGACTGTACCTGTTGATATTGATGTGATGGATATGACTGCTGCTCGTTTTGGTACAGCTATCCATAGTGCAGTAGAGAATGCAATCACAAATGGCTCACAACAGGCTCTAGCTGCTCTAGGAACGCCATTGAGCCAAGCAGCTAAACTAGTAGTCAATCCAACTTCCGACAGCCTTCCTGAAGGCTCTATACCCATCTATTTGGAACAACGTGCTTGGAAAGATGTAGGTAACTTTATTATCTCAGGACAGTTTGATATTGTCTTCAACGGACAAGTACAAGATATTAAGACTACTGGTACATATTCATGGACTAGTGGTATCAATGACGATAAGTACATTAAACAGTTATCTATTTACCGTTGGCTCAACCCAGAGTTAATTACCCAAGACACTTGTCGTATTAACTTTGTATTTACTAACTGGAATCAACATTTAGCTTTTAACTCTGATGATTATCCTCAATATAGAGTGATGTCTAAAGAACTGCCCTTAATGTCTTTACAAGAAACTGATTTATATATCAGACAAAAACTAGCAACACTAGAACGCTATTGGCTTTCCCCTTTAGATGAGATTCCTTGCTGTACTGAAGAGGAACTTATGAGTGGTGTCAAAGTAACCTACAAGTATTACAAGTCAGGTTACGTTGAAGGAAAACGCTCTACTAAAAATTTTGATTGCATTGCAGACGCAGAACAGTATAAAATGCAGCAAGGTGGTTCAGGTGAGATTGTAACTCATGTAGGTAAACTAAATTATTGTCCCTACTGCCAACCTTCAGAGCCAGCACCATTAACTTTTGAATCTAAACACCAACTGGAGATTGTATAATGTCTAACAAAACTGTAATCAACAACAACACTCTTTGTAAAATTGTTGCTGAAAAACTGGGTAAAACTATAGTAGAAGTAAAATCTGTATTAGATACTTACCAAGACTTGCTGAAAGAATACTTGGAACAAGAGAATACTGAAGTACGTCTGAAAGGTATTGGTACTCTCTACAAGAAACCTGCTTATCAACGCTATTTCAACCCATTAGGTAAAGGTGAACCTGGTCTTTACACTGTAGAAGCACGCTACAAATTGCGTCACAAACCCAAAAAGCAAAAATAAAACATCAGTCATCTGATAAAATGCCAGCTTTTCTAGCTGGCTTTTCTTTTTAGGAGTTAATTATGGATTATGCATCCTTAGACTACAATCCAATGGTAGAAAAGATTGTAGATGTGCTTGTTCAGAAGACTCAGAATGCAAGTAGAGAGTTCTTCCGATTACAAGTCAATTACTATCTTGGGTTAATGGTTTCCAGTATGAACATGAAATTGGATAGCCCAATTACTACCAAAATTCCAATTAATCTATACGGCATAAATCTCTCGGCATCTGGGAGTGGCAAGGGTTTTTCCACCAACTTTCTTGAGAACCATGTAATTCATAGATTCAAAGACAAATTCCTTCATGACGTTATGCCTAAGAAAGCAGAACTGTCTATGGAAATGGAAGCAATTAGCCGAGCTAATATCTTAGGATGTACTGATGCTGAAGCATTGGAAAAGATTCAGAAAGAATACGCTTCCTATGGTGCTTACAAGTTCACTTTTGATAATGCTACAAGCCCTGCTATCAAGCAATTACGTAATAAGTTGTTATTGGCTAAATGCGGTGCATTGAATCTTATCGTAGATGAGATTGGTGCTAACTTAGCATCTATTGAAGAACCATTACATACTTATCTTGAATTGTATGATAAAGGTTTAGTCAAAGATAAATTGACCAAGAACACTGATACCAATACACGTTTCCATGAAATGTTTGGTATGACACCAGCTAATTTACTGCTGTTTGGTACACCATCTAAGTTATTGGATGGTTCTCGTAATGAAAAGACTTTCTTTGAGCTTTTAGAGATGGGTTATGCTCGTAGATGTTTCTTTGCATATTCCAAAAAAGATAGCAAATTAACTGACCTTACAGCAGAACAGTTGTATGACATGATGGCTAATCCAGCTTCTGAAAAGGAAATTGAAACCATCTCTCTACACTTAGCTAAATTAGCTGAAGTAGCTTTGGTTGGCTCAACCATTGAAGTACCTAAAGACGTAGGCATCAAACTGCTTGAATACCGCCGTCATTGTGAAATTGAAGCCTCTAAGCTTCCTGAACATGAAGAACTGCTTAAAGCAGAGATGAGCCATCGTTACTTCAAAGCATTGAAGCTTGCAGGTGTTTATGCAGCTATTGAGGGTAGCTTTGAAGTAAGTGAAACCAATCTGAACCAAGCAATCCGCTTCACTGAGGATTCAGGTGTAGCCTTGAAATCTCTTATGAAACGTGAAAAACCATATGAGAAGTTAGCTAAATTCATTGCAGAAACTGAAGGTGAATTGACTCAAGCAGACTTGGTAGATGCACTTCCATTCTATCGTGGTGCTCAATCATCTCGTAATGAAATGATTAACTTGGCTTGTGCTTGGGGATACAGCAACAATATCCTGATTAAGAAACAATTCCGAGATGGTATTGAGTTCCTATCAGGTGAAGGTTTAGTTGAAACTGACCTGACTAAACTGATTGTTAGCTACTCTAGAGATTGGGCTGATGGATACCTCAATGACCATGCAAACTGGACAAACAAAGGTATTGTTAAGCTCTTAGAGCAACCAGAATTTAACTGGTGTAATCACCATACTGTAGATGGACATCGTTCAGAAGCAGATATGATTGCTGGTTTCAATATCTTGGTTCTAGACATTGATGAAGGTACTCCAATCTCTGTAGCACAAAGTCTTCTTAGCGAATATGAATACATTTTACATACCACTAAGAGCCATCAGATTGAGAAGAATGGTAAAATATGTGACAGATACCGTATCCTTCTTCCAATGAGCCATACACTGAAATTGAATGCTGAAGACTACAAAGCATTCATGGCTAATATTCAAGAATGGCTACCTTTCCCAACAGATACAGCAACATTCCAACGTAGTAGAAAATGGGCAACAAACCATGAAGCTATATTCTACTTGAATAGTGGTGAATTGCTGGATGTTCTACCATTTATCCCTAAAACCAGTAAAGAACAAAACTATAAAACAGAACGTAAACCTCTTGAGAACCTTTCTAACATCGAAAGATGGTTTGCTGTTCGTATGGTTCAAGGTAATCGTAACAATGAACTGTATAAATATGGTGCTATGTTACTGGATTCAGGTATGAGTTTAGACAACGTTGAGCGTCAAATCATCGACTTCAACAGTCGTCTATCTGACCCTTTGAGCGAACAAGAACTTGCTCATACTGTATTTAAATCATTAGCTAATAAAGGAGTGTAATAACGCATGGCAAGAATGTTATTGTTAGTGGCTGGGACTGCCGCAGGGGGGAAATCCAGCTCACTACGCAACCTACGAAACCCAGAGAAAGTATTGTATCTGGGTACAGAAGCTAATAAACCATTACCCTTTAAGGATGGTTTTAAAAAGCTTCAAGGTGGCTTGAACAATCCAAATGATGTATTTCAGTTGTTTGATATATTTGAGGAAGACCCTAATCTTGACACTATTGTCATTGATTCAATCACTTTCTTGATGGATATGTTTGAATCTATGAATGTGTTGACCAGTGCTAACACAATGGCTGGTTGGTCAAACTATCAGCAATACTTCAAAAAAATTATGCAGGAATATGTAGCCAAATCTCAAAAGAATTGGATTTTCCTTGCACATAACTTTGAAGAACTGAAACCAAACGGTGAAATGAAATACTATGTACCAGTTAAAGGTGCATTGGCTAAAAATGGCTTAGAAGCCTACTTCTCACTGGTAGTGTATGCAAGACGTGTTCCTATCAAGGAATTAACTAAAATGGAATATGACTCTGAAATCCTGCATATCACACCTCGTGATGAAGCAGTAGGTTATAAACACGTCTTCCAATTAGACGTGACTAAAGACCTTGCAGATAGCCGTATTCGTTCCCCTCTGGGTTGTTTCAATCCAAACCAAATCTTTATGGACAATGATGTCCAACTTTTGTTAGACCACTTAGAAAACTTCTATTACCCCGAAGAAAAGGAATAAAATATGTTTAATATGAATGACATTAACATCGCAAATGATGTAGCTGCTGAAGAAGACAAACTTGGCGGCTTTGAGTTGTTGGAATCTGGCGTATACACCGCAACTATCGAATATGCTTACGGTCATGTAAGCTCAGGCGGTGCTCAAGCCATCTCTGTAGCCTTTAAAGTAGGTGAAAATGGTTATCCACTGAACCGTACTTTCTACATCACCAACAAAAAGAAAGAAGCCTACTACACTGACAAATCAGGTCAAAAACACTTCTTGCCAGGTTTTAACTTGGCTAATGCTTTGGTTTATGCAGCTACTGGCAAAGAATTGCCTAATGTTGAAATTGCCGAACGTACTCTGCCTATCTATGACTTCAACCAACGCAAAGAAGTACCTACTCAAGTACAAGCTCTGATTGAATTGGCAGGTGCTAAAGTTGCATTGGGTATCCAAAAAGTCCGTGCAAACAAACGTGTGCAATTGCAAGACGGTTCTTACGGTGAATCACCTGAAGAAACATTCTTCAATGAAATTGACCGTGTATTCGTCCTGAAAGACAATGGTGTATATACCTTGCAAGAATCCAAAGCAAATGCAGCACCTGAATTTGCAGCTAAATGGGCTGAAAAATGGAATGGTAAAGTCAATAACAAGTACAAAGAAGTACAAGGCTCTACAAGCTCTCAGGCTGGCTCTAGCGCACCTTTGAACATTGGCTAATGCCTAACCATTGTTTTAAGCTAGAAAGCCCTTTAGAGGTCGTCTATGGGGCTTCTAAGAAGACTGGTAAAGAGTATAGATTCAGACTCAATCTGAACCAATACAGAAATACCCATTACATTATCCTGAATAAAGCTAAAGTAGCTTACAAAGACTTGATGAAGCCTCAGATTGATAAGCTTCCATCTATGAACCAAGTAAGTATAGAATACAGAGTATTCCCTGCTACTAAACGTGCATTTGATTTATCTAATGTATGTACAGTAGTAGATAAGTTTCTTTGTGATGCTTTAGTTGAATCAGGTAAACTTCCAGACGACAACTTCAACCATCTACCTGAAATCACTTACACTTATGGTTCAGTAGATAAAGACAACCCTAGAGTAGAGGTATTTATATGTCCGAAACAACCCAACAACCCGTAGCGAACCAAGAACAAGAAGACAGTACCTTTGGTCGTAACTTGGTTCAGTATGACCCTAAAGAACCACGTTATGATGTTCGTAATGCAAAATTGTTCTTAGCTGCTACAGCAGATATTTGTTATGCTGCTATGCAAAAAGCAGACAGTCAAATGGAACAGATGATTCTGTCCAATGCTATTAACAAAATCGTAACAGCAGAAGCAGTAGTTACAGCTTCCCTTTTACGAAATGAAGAAACTAAGTTAGCATAGCAGTGCATTTGGATTTCCAACCGACTTAGCCAACCTACTTATGTGGGTTGGTTCTTTTTTAATGAGGAAAGATGTATGGAATACAGTACCTTCTCTAAAAACAAGAATGATGCTTTACTAGAACCAATGTTTCTAGGTCAGGCTGTTAATGTACAACGTTACGACCAAGCAAAGTATCCTATATTCAATGAATTGACAGAGAAACAGAAATCCTTTTTCTGGAGACCTGAAGAAATTGATATTGCAAGGGATAGAAGAGATTTTGCTACATTACCTGAACACGAAAAACATATCTTTTTAAGTAACTTAAAATATCAATGCTTAGTTGAAGGCACGGAAGTTTTGACTCAAAAAGGTTGGGTAGACTTAACTATTTATGATGGAAAGTCCCCAATTTTAATTTATGACTTAGAGAAGGAACAAACCAAATGGGAAGTTCCTGTAAACAAGTTTACTCGTCCGCATAAAGGTATTGTTTACGAGTTTAAATCTAATGTAGAAAACCAGTTTATTCAGGTTGTTACACCAGAACATCGTATGCCGTATATTGCTCGTAAATCAAATGCTAAGTATTTTGTAGAAGCCAAAGATATGGTTTACTCAAATACAAAACAAGCACCGATATCAGGAGAGTTTATTGATGGCAATCAAAATGAATTGACTGCACTTGAGAGACTAATTATTGCAACTCAAGCAGATGGCTCAGTCTATGAGAGATATACAGGTACTCTGTCAGGCACTATTCCAGTATATTTTTCTTTCAGTAAACCACGAAAAATAAAACGTATCGTTGAAATTGCTAATGCTTGTGGATTTGAAGTTCAAACTATTGGCGTTAGACAGCATAAATCAAAATTTGCAAAAGATACTACAGTATTTAAAGTTAAAGTTCCTGTTGAATTTAAACCTCATACTTGGAAAAATTTTGCTGACACTTTAGATTTAACGAGTAAAACAGCTAATTGGTGTAAAGAGTTTATCGAAGAGTGTGTTTTGTGGGATGGCAGTACTCCAAAAGACAGTCAAACAGCTAAATACTACTGTACTACTGAAGCAATAAATGCTGACTTTGTACAGGCAGTGGCAACTCTTGCAGGGTATAGTCCACGTCATACTGTGCGTAGTGATAAGCGTAAGGCACACTATAAAGATTTACATACAATTCGTTTTATCAATAAACGCCTGAAGAATGGTGAAAGTATTGGTAAAACAGAAAAGGATTACGATGGTAATGTATCATGCGTAACAGTCTCTACAGGTGCTTTCGTAATACGCTATAAAAATACAGTATCAGTAACAGGAAACTGTCTTTTGGACAGTGTTCAGGGACGTGCACCAGCAGTTACATTCTTACCTTTAATTTCTATTCCAGAATTAGAACACTGGACAGTATGGTGGACTGCGATTGAAGCACTACACTCTTTTTCTTATACCCATATTATCCGTAACATCCTTAATGACCCTTCGGAAGTGTTTGATGACATTGTAGTTAATGAAGCGATTCTTAAACGAGCTGAAGCTGTTTCAAAATACTATGATGACTTATTAGAACTTCAAAACTACTATAATTTATTAGGTGAAGGTAGGCATGAGATTAAAGATACTCAAACAGGTGAACATCGTATAGTAGAAGTATCAAAACGTGAGTTAATGAAACGACTGTACTTATGTTTATTCTCTGTTAATGCACTTGAAGCCATTCGTTTTTATGTATCTTTTGTCTGCTCTTTCAGTTTTGCTGAGCGCAGCTTAATGGAAGGTAATGCTAAAATCATTAAATTAATCAGTCGTGATGAGGCACTCCACCTTACTGTTACACAACATATGATTAATATATTGAAGTCTGGTAGAGAAGGTGAGCTGTGGAAAGAGATAACGGAAGAGTGTGAAGAAGAGACCTACGAAATATTTAAAGCAGTAGTAGACCAAGAAAAAGAATGGTGTAAATATCTATTCAAAGATGGTTCAGTACTAGGTTTAAATGAAGGTATTCTTATTCAATATCTTGAATTTATTGCTAACCATCGAATGTTAGCTTTGGGTATGACTCCATTATTCCCTAATGCTACCTCTAATCCAATCCCTTGGATTAATGCATGGCTGACATCTGACAATGTTCAGGTAGCACCTCAAGAAGTAGAGATTACATCTTACGTTGTAGGACAAATCAATGCTGAAGTGAGTGTTGACGACTTCGAGAACATTGAAATATAATTCACCTCGTTCGCAGGACATTCAGCTAACCCAGTGGCTTACCTCCTTTCACCCAGAAAAGATGAATGTTCTGAAAAAACCATCTGGTATGATGTGGTTTTAAATATCTTAATCTACCTGAATTTTTCAAAAGAGTTTGAAATACATAATATATCCTTTGTAAGCAGGCAGTTTAGCTGTCCCAGTACACTGTAAGCTGGTCTAAGGTCTATTTAGCCTAGCCTCGTTAATTTTTTAATCTATGTAAAACACAAGATACGGTAAGAGTTAAACATAGAGTGAGGCTAGCCTAAATAGATTTTTAATTGGAATCTCTGATGAACGAATACACCTTCTCATATAGATTTGATAATAGACTCTGGACTGTTAGTATTTATGCTAATAGTGAAGAAGAAGCTAAAAGAAAGTTTTATGCTCTCAAAGAGAATGGTCAATATGATGGTGAGATAGTTTGTAAGATAAACGTAACTAAACCAACTAACTTCATCAGAACCATCTACACAAAGATTAAAAGTTTTATGCGCCTATAGTTTAATTGGATAAAACAGCAGGCTTCTACCCTGTATCCCATCGAAGGGCTAGTTCTAGGTTCGAGTCCTAGTAGGCGTGCCAATTAACCCCTGCCATCTAATACTCCATAGTAACGATGACTTAGAGAGAACTTCGGTTCTCTCATTTTTTTTATCCCAGAAAGGTGAACCATGAAAATCAACTTGACCCAAGAAGAAATCAAACACGCATTACAACTGTATTGCAATCTGATGTTGAATGTACCAACTGAAGTAGCAGACTTCAAAGTAGGTTGGGAAACCTCTAAAGATGGTGCAGACCGTACCTACAATATCGACATCTTCACTCAGATGGAAGATATGACCATCATGCCTAAACCACGCAAAGAAAAGAAAGTAAGTACACTGAGCCAAGAAGATTTGGATAAAGTGCAACACTTGCTTACTTTGTTGGCTACTGACCCTAAAGGTAATCTGAAACAGATTGATGAAGAGTTAGCTCAAGCTTCTGAAGGCGTTCGTAATCGTATTCAAGGTAATGCTGTCTATCAGGAAGTAGCAGATAAACCTGATGAACTAACATCGCCAACACCAGAAGAACAAGCAGCTAACCTACATTTGAACCTTTCAGGTGAATAACTATGAAGAATTGGCTACCGTTTGCTATTGTGGTAGCAGGTATCATTGCATATACTTACAAAGTAGTGTTCTTGATTGCAATACTAGTGTATGTAATAGCTGTTATATGGTTAGTTAACCTTGTCTATAAAGATGGAGAGTAAGTTATGAAGGATTGGAAATACTATCTTCTGGTGTTACCTTTTTATATTTTATTAATGCCATTTATCTGCATCATCTTAGTTACAGAGTTTTGGATTATCATGTTAGCTGTATTTCGATTAGTAGGTGTTGTTCCACTGTACTTCCTTATAGGTATAGCCACTATCATTGAACCAAGACTAATCAATGAGGAAATTCAAGGCTCAGCTAAAGATAAACTAGAGATGACATTAAAAATAATTAAAGAAGAATTCGAAGATAGTAAGTTCTTCATAAAATACTATCTTTTAATTTTCAAATAACCAGTAGATAGAAAGTAAACTATGAACTTATGGTTAATTAGTATCGTCCACTCAGTAGACTTTTTATGCAATGTTCTCTTTTATATCTCGCTATTCTGCATTTTATTTAACTTCAGTGATATGTCCGAGAGTCAAAAGAATATATTCAAAAAACTATTTTTCATTAGTCTAATTGGTATTATTTTCATTCCTTCTAAAGAAGCTCTCCAAGCAATGTTAGGTTAAAAATAAACCCCTAGATTTCTCTAGGGGTTTTCTTTTAGAACCAACTAAATACTTTATGTAAGTAGTGAGATTCTACACCATCTAAGATATTTGAAGGGCTAGTTGCATAATCCCATGACTTATCTAATGGATTGCCCATTGGAACTGTAGTAAAACCAGTGACCTTACCTAAACCATAAACCGCAGCAGTTCTTCTGGTCTGTCTTCTAGCCATTTTCCAAATTACTTTTTGGATACCTGTAGCATAACTCATAAACCAAGTCAGACCCATAGCATTAGCATAGTCAAACAATGCACCTCTATTCATAGAGTAGTTCACGAACTCTTCTAATGTGATACTCAATGCTTCTTTTGACTTGAGTCCCTTATCTTTAGTTAAGTGGTCATACAATACAAACTTAGCTACAAAGTCACCATAGTCCAGAGATTTTTTCATAAAGGCAAAAGTATCTGAACCCTCACTAATCAGGATGTTGTTAACTGCTCTACCAATACCTGAGTTATCAAAATCTTCCATCAATTCTTCAATACCCAATTTTTGTTTAAAAGTATTTCTGAATGTGAAATCTTTATCCAGACCTTGTTGTTCATAGCCAGCAGCAGATGAGATATTAGAGAACATACCTGCTTCTACCAATGGATGAATAGGTGAGTTATTCAAAGCATCTGACAAGTGTTTTACTTGAGCTTCCAGTATATTGCGTTTGTTAGTAGACAAGCTAGGGTCACGCATTTGAACATACAGTTCAGCCAGTTTAATACGATTATTAGTGTATTTCTTGGCTTCAGCAATACCTACTCTAGTTCTATCTCTAATTTGTTTCAGAGGAATGTTCCAGTTAGCTAAATGAATAACGTTTGAAACCATATTCTGAATAGGGACTGCGATAGAGCGAATCAAGATAAGCTCTTTCATATAGCCTACAGTACCAGCCCAAGCATCTTGTGCAGTCTTCAAATATTTGAGAGTGTCTTTGTTAACACCAAATGCACCCAGAACATCTCTGATGGTTTGTTGTACATTGTTAGGCAGGGTACTCTTACCTGTATAGAGATTCATAATATCAATACGGTTGTAACCAACAATATTGTCTACTTCACTCTTACGAATAGGTAGACCACCTAAATGATGGAACTCTGCTTTAGTACTATCAGGCAATTTACTGTAGAAATCATTAAGAGTATTAGCATATTGAACATCTGCTGGTTTATTGCTCTTAGGTTTCACCTTACCATCAAGAATCATCCATTCGCTCTTACGATTAGTGCTTTGGTACATATTGATAAGCTCTCTAGCATTCTTAGCATTTACTTTGGCAGTGTACTCTTGTTCAAAGTAACGACCTTGCAGGTTACCCAATGCACTAATACCTTCTTCAGTGGTTTGGAAAGTATTTTCTACAGTTGCAGAATCAACTTCCAGAGAGATACCTCTGAATGAACCATCACCATAAACCAATGGTTTAACATGAGATACTTCAGTCATTTCATCATAGAAATTACTGTCATACAGAGAAGCTTTAAATACACTCTGCATGGTTTTTTCCATGTTAATGTTAGGGTCATTAACATAAGTTGCAACAGAACGTAAGCTCTCACCAGTATTGATGTTAGTACCAAAGTTAGTATCATCAGCAAAACCAAAAGAACCAGTTTGATAGCCAGTAATAGGATTGGTATCTGTAAACATTACAGAGTATTCCTTACCTAACCAGTCAACAGTTTTCAACTCACGGTAACCAATATCTACCAATTCATCATAGCTCTTAGAACCAACTCTAACTACTTGCATATCTTGGTTAGGATTTCGTTTGTTCATAACGATACCCTCTGTACCATTCAAATCATATTTATCACCCATGTGGTTAATATCATATGCTTGATGCATCATGGTTCTGAAAGCTTTGTATTGAGACAATTCAGCCATCTCTTTAGCAGCTTCTGGATTAGCATTCAATACATTATCTAAAGATTTGACTGCTACCATTTGCTCAATGATAGGAGACAGAGCATCAATCAATTCTTTTTTGGATTTACCATTACGATAGCTCTTATCCAATGGGATAGACGCAATGGCTCTAGCATTAGGCAGAATGAAATGAGATGGTACTGAAGAGTCAAACGCTTTAGCAGTACGATTAATCTGCAAGTCAGCCAAGCCTTGTGCTTGCCAATGAATAAAGTTCTCTAATTCAGGCTGTAAGCCTAATTTAGCTAATTCATTAGCCAAATCCAAACGAAGGTCATCATACTTATCTTTTCGCTTAGTAGAATCCTCTAACAGTTCTTTAAAGTTTACTGGATTAGCATTAAAGATATTGTAAGCAGAAGTTCTGAAAAGAGAATCTGCAATAACCTTGTCAGTCTTAGCATTAATTTTCACACCTTCTTGTAAGAAAGCAGCATGGATAACATTAGGTACTGACTTACGGTTACGTTCCCTTACCTGTTCCAGAGTAGAGGCAAAGGCAGCTCTCATTGCATAGATACCTTTAGTATCATGTCGTTGCTGGATAAACAAACGAATCAATCTACCAACTGTATCAATACGACCTTTATCTTTGATTCTCTCTTCTAAGTAAGTCTGTAAGAGCTTACCAAACAAGCTGTCAGTATTATCTCTACCTTCCAGTGGCATCATTGCCCAGTCACTCATAATACCGTTCAGAAGAGTAGCAAAATCTGTAGGTAATTTAGAAGCAAGATTAGAAACATTATCAGCAATATTCAATCTGTCATCGTAATCTTTCATAGCTTCTTTGAGAGCATCATTATTGAAGTTGAAATATGAAGTATTTGCATAGTCATAATCAACAGCAGTTTGAGCCAAGAATCTAATCTGGTCTTCAAATGATGCTTTACCTTTGCTATTACCTGCTAAGAAGTCTTCAATAGATTTACCTACTCTATTCAAAAAACCCTCATCAGTTTCAGCAAGATTACTGATTAAACCAGTTTCATCAAGAACAGTTAACAATGCCAGAGTTTGAGCTGTATTACCTCTTACCTTATCTTTCATTACCTCAAATACTTGAGGAGGAATAGTGTTCTCTAAATCCTCACTATTGTATATATCAGACAAGATAGAGTTAGCCAAAGTACTGAACTTACTGTCAGTGTCCATCAAGGATTGATATACATTGGACAGCATAGCAATACCACGTTCTTGGATTGGGTCAATGGTCATGCCTTTATTGCGTAAGGCTTGAACCAAATCACCAGACAGAGCAAAGATTACTTTATTAGCTGATGGTTGAGCTTGATTGATAAAAGAATTAAAAGCAGGATTAGCAGATAATCTATTCATCAAGTCTTGCACAAAATCCTTAGCAGGGTTTCTATTGGCAGAGAACAATACTGGATTAATGTTTCCAGTGTTATCTGTCTGTTCAGCCTGTTCAGTTAATTTGTACATAGCTGCAAGCATATCACCAAACAAAGAGTCCTTACCTTTGACATCTTTGCCAAACCATAACTGCATGAAGCTATTACGCAGGTTGCTCAATGCTCGTTTCAGTTTGCTAGAGAGTTTTTGCCATACACTACTACCTCTTGTTTTAGCATTAGAAGTATTAGCAATACGACTTACTAAGTTATCCTCAGTAAATGCATAAGCAAGTATTTCCTGTACAGCAGTGTACTTCTCATTAGCATCTAAAGCTGGATTCTGTAGTTTCTTAGCAAGAGCCAAAATAGCTACTCGTTTATCATTGTAAGTAGCAATTTTAGCAGCAGACAGGTTAAGGATACTTGCAACTTCATTACCCAAGAATGTTTCATCTTTGAGTGTCTGAGCCAAATCTTGAATGTGACTCATCAACACTTGTCCAGTAGCAACAAAATCAGGATTTGCTCTTCTGAATGCTTTACTAGCCTCATCCATAGAGAAGAGGTTATTCAAAGCTTTCTGCATAATTACATGGATAAGCTCATGGTTCAGAGTATTCAAAACAGGAGTATGGTCTTTGTTATGAATAAAGATACCAACGCCATCAAGAGCAACACCATTAATATCAATAGCACTAGCTCCACTTAAATCATATCCTTGTCTCTTAGCTTCATTAGCAAAGGCATTAAAGTCAGTGTATACCTTAGTATCTTGTAAGTTGAGCTTTTTAGCCCAGTTAACTAAGAAAGAGTTAAATCTTCCACTAAAGTACTTACTAGTTTTATCGGTAATAATCTCACCAACTGTAGTTACACTTTCATCTCTTAAGCTAAGAATATCCTCTTTTGCAGTAGGAAGTGGATAAGCTTGTTCAACTTCTTTCTTATACTTATCAACTTTATCTTTTAAAGAATGATTTTTTGAAAGAACAAAATCATTAAAGCCTACTGGGTACTTAGGATTAGACTCTTTATAAGCAAGAAACTCTTCTTTTAGTTTCAAGAGATTATTTACTGTTTTCTCATTATAGTTAATAGCACTACCAGTACCTGTACCACCAAATGTACCAATAAGAATAGGTACATCATTTTCCCATAACTTATACATAACCTCTTTTTTGATACCTTGTTCACGCATATCAGTCAGTTTACGAAGGGATTCATGATATTCAAGTACAGGAAGTAATTCAGGTAAGGTGTTAGAGATATAAGCACCAGTTTCTTTTCCAAACAGGTTTTGTGCTTCAGTACCAAAGAAGACAATAAGCTTACCTAACACTGAACCATCAAGAATAATTTCATTGCCTGATTCAAGAGCTTGTACAACAGATGGAGTAAGTAGTTCACTAGACTTAAAGTGTCTAGCTAAAGCTTTAAGCTCATTAGGAGTTACTTTTAGACTAAAGCCTTTACTTGCTTCTAGTACACTAGCTTTAAATGCATAAACACCTTCTGTATCAATATCTGCAAACACAGAAAAACCAGCTTTAGTCAGAATAGCATCTACAGTATCCTTGTCCAAAGTTGGAATAGTATTTTCCATAATGTTTGCAGTAATCATAGATTGATACTGTTCTTTGGACATATTATTGTCAGCATGAGCATTAAAGAATGCTTCATTAGTTACTTTAGAGAAAAGTTTTGCAGCTTCCCACAAAGCATCTAAACCATCATATACGTTCAGGAATCGAATACCTAATCTATCCATTGCTTTCAGTACTGTATCCTGTACAACAGTCTCTCGTGAAACCAAAGAGTCAGTCAGTACTTTTGCACCTACAGCAGCGATATGCTTAATCTGTGCAAAAGACAGAGATGTTCTGGTTCGATGCTCTCCATTGATTTGAGCAGTAGATGTAGGAGATACAATATTAGGGTTAGGATTAGCTGCTATGGTATCACCAACCTCATTAAGCTCTTTAGCTAAATCTCTACCAAATTTATTGGTATTAGTTAAAGCAGTAGTCAAACCAGCTCTATCATAAGCCTTACGTTCAAGCTTACTGTACTCTTTAGCATCAGGGTACAACCACCATTCTGGGTCAGCTTCTGTTAAACCTTTTTTCTCACCGTTTTTAACACGCCATTCACCCAGTGCTTCCATAAGTGTTATATATGCTTGTCCAACTCTTGTATCTGCAAAGTTAGTCAGAACTTGTCTAGCAGTAATGAGAGGCTCATATACTTGCTTAGAGGCAGTAACAGTGTCTTTACCAACATTGTCGGATACTGATTGCTTACCTCTCTTAATAATAGAGTTAGCCAGTTTACCCATGTAATAAGCATCGCCCATATCCTCAGTAACAACTTCACCTTCAAATGTAGGTCTGAGTGCTTCAATCAAATCTTGGTATTTCTCTGCTTCAGGACTACCTTCAGCAGTAAGTTTACGAGTCTTTTCAATCAAATCAATAAGTGATGAGTTCCAGTCACCTAACAACTGGTTCAGAATACCATCTGTACCACCGCCATAAGTTAAAGGTTGAGCAGGTGTTTTAGCTACTGAACGAGGAATAGAAGTTACAGAGATAGAGGATGTAATATTCTCAACGAAATCTTTAAGAGGCATCTGTAAAACTTCTATAGGAGAATATTCTTTATTACCAAACTTCAACTTAGCATCAGGCTGTCTTACAGCAATTTGAGGGAAAGTCTTAGTCATTGTATTGATAAGGTCTACAATATGAGTACCTGGGGCTTTTGAGTCGTACTCTAGAATAGCCATAATTTCATTATTGTTAACCAAGTCAAACAAGGTTTTAGAGTCGCTAAATCCTTTAGAAAGAATCTTATACATCATTTCTTTGTACTTAGGAGGTGTATCTTTACCAGTCTGAAGCATATATTCCTCAGCTCTGGTATTTAAATCATATTGACTAATTACATTATTAATAGCTTTAGCAATTTTCTCATAAGTATCTTGTACAGCATGATTCTCTAATACAGGTGCTAAACCACCAACTAGTCTAGATACTTCATCTGCTGGGAGAGTAGCTACATCAATACCTTTCTCTTGGAGGGAAGCAAGTTGTTTCAACAAAAAGCTACCACTAAAGATACCAACCGAACGCAAGAAATCAACGGAATGAGTACCATCTTGAGCAGTATAGTTAGAAGTACCATTGGTAATACCATCAGTCTCATAGAAGAGATATGAATCAAACTTACCGTTTGGTTGATACAGGTATTGAGTGATGGCTCTGATAGCTGCAAATGCTCTATTAGTACCATTACCAAACTCTTTTACAAATTCACTAGCCAACTCTTCATCGGTAACAACTTCTTCGCCATTCAATGCTGCTCTTTGTACAGCAATCATGTCTTGAATAAGACTAGTATTAATTTTAGAGGCAAGCTTATACAGAGCGTTATGTTCAGTCATACGCTCTACTTTAATATCTAAACCTTGAGCCATAGCCATAAACAAGTTTCTTTGGTTTCTGGTTTGAGCATCAGTTTCAGTAACAGTCTTGTTCTCAAAGTCTGCTTTAAGAATGTCAGCAACTCGATTAATATCACCAACAAGGTCTCTATTAGAGTCTAACTGGATACCGTGTTCCCAGTCCTTAGCAAAGCCCTCTAAAACATCAACAGGAATTACATAACCTTCAGTAAGCTCTACATTACCATTCTCATCAGCCATAACTCTAACTTCTTCAGTAGAGATTGGTTCAGCAACAGGTTGGAAGATTTCACGCAATACTTTACCTGATTGTGGATTAAAACTACTTACCTGCATTAAACGTTGGTTAGCTACTGTTTTATTTTGAAAGTAAAGATAAGCATCTTCAGGTTTCAAACCTGCTCTAACCATATCTTCCAAAATCTCGTTAACCATTTCCATCTGACCAATAAGCTGTCTATTAAAGCTGGAAATACTCTCTTTTACTTGAGGGATAGAATCTTTGTAATCTTCGAGATTTTTGTAACCCATAGTATGCAAGAACATATCAGGGTTAGACTTAAAGAGAGCCAAAGCATCCATATTTACTTTAAACGGAGTCTCAGATTGACGTTTCTTAGCTTCTCTAATGGCTTCAGGCTCACGTTTAACTTTCTTGTTAAAAGTACCAGAGAAAGGAGATGGTTCACCTTTAGCAGTAATTGCATAACCTTTATCATGGATTCTGTCTGGTGAGAGGATTTTCTCATACAGAGGATTAATTGTAGCTTTCACTGCGGAAACCAAAGCAGCTTCAGGATTAAGGTTTGCATTAGTAAAGTTCAAGTTAGCAAAACGAGTTCTAGCATCTTCTGCTGTACGATACTCAAACTGATTTTTTACTTTTACAGCACCATCTCGATATTGGTCATAAATAGCATATTCACTATTAGGGTTAAGAGTTTCATGAATCAACTGACGTAGAGCCAAGTCATAAGAATGAGGCATATGCAGTGACGGAGCACCAGAGAATGTCATCTTAGAGAGTGTCATAGACAAATCACCAGTTGTTACTCTAGTGTCTCTAATCAGATATTTCTCTTGCATCAGGTTAAACAATTCAATACCAAGAGATGAGGTCATACCCATCTTAGCGTCAATAGGTGTAGAAGCATCAAACTTCAAACCAAGACGTTTTTGCATGAACTTACCTAACTCATTAATCAAAGTACCTTTGTCAGTACCTAGTCTTGGTAAATCATTTCGTTCTAAAGGACGCTCTTCAAAAGTAGCTTTATCAATTTTGAGAGTACCATCAGCTTTTCTACTATTAATCACATCAGGGTTAAATCTAGTAGTAATAACAGAATCACTGCTAATACCAGAGTTCTCAATAGTATTATCATCGGTTTCTGTTCTACCACTTAAACCATAAGCAATAGCATCAGTCAGACCTACTGCTGTAGCCATCAAGAATGATTTAGGTAATACATAATTACCTTCTTTGTCTTTACCATAGAAGTTTAATACACCAGATAATTGAGTGATGTGTTCTGGGTCAAGATTCAATTTAGAAGTAGCAAACTTATTCTCAACCAGAATATAAGCTTCTCTAACAGCATTAAGAATATCATCTACATTTTTAGAATCTTTCTCAACGAGTTCAGTAGCCTCTTCTTCAGTTAATTGAGGGTTCAATTCTTGAATAGCCAAAGCTTTGTTTTCTTTAGAAGCATTAGCAATATCAGCAATTACTTCCAAAGCTTTAGTGTAAGCATTCATACTACCTGACTGGTATCTGTCCAAGAAAGAATCACCTTCAATAAAATAACCAGATTTGTAAGCATCAACCATCAAGTCTCTGCTATTATCCATGTCTTTGGTAGCTTCAAAGAATTTATCTGCAACTTCATCTCTAAAGTTTTCAGTAGTATCTTTGTTGACTTCACTTACAGGAGTAACAACAGTTTCAACATTAACTTTGATTTGTTCATCTGCTTTGTAGTTACCCTCATCAACAGTGTAACCAGCTTCTACCAAAGCTTCATTTAAAGCTTCATTAATTACTTTAGAGCTTTTACCTGTAAGAGATTGAACAAACTCAGCCATTCTACCGATAGTTGCTTTGTTATCTGCTAATTTATCTTGAGTACCTGTAAAGGCAACAGAACCATTCTTCAGCAAATTACTAGAAGGAACACCACCTTTAATTTTATTGGCTTGGTATCTCCAGTTACCTTTTTCATCTTTCTCAAAACCAGTTACTTGATACCAATCAGCACTAACTGTATCCAATACATAAACAGGTGCTTTTTTACGGAGAGCCAAACCAATAGTAGTCAATACATTAGATTGGATATTTCCAGTAACAGGAGCTACAGCTACAACACTAGTAGCCCACATAACTTGTAAAGCTTCCATGAGGTGTCTGTTAGCTGTTTTAATCTCTCTTGGCGTAAGAGCAGTCTCAAAGTCTTTAACTAGTTCTTCCACTCTATCAATAAATTTTTTAGGAAGGCTTTCAGCATTATCTTTAAGAATATTACGAACAGAGTCTGCTAATTTAACCCTAAAGTCAGTAGGGAGTTTGATACTAGTACCAATAACTTGGTCAGTATTCTCAGAGTCTGCTGCTACAAAATTAGCAATCTTATCAGCAGAAATACCTTTACCTGCATTCAGCATAGCAGTCCAAATGCTTTCAGCACCTAAAGAACCACCAGAGAATACATAGTTACTGTCTTGAGCTGAAACCTCACCTACAGTGTTTGAGTCTTTAATAAATAAACCAGAGTCTTCTAAGTCTTTAATTAGACCATTAGAAGTATTTACCTTTTCTTCAGCCGTAGCTTCAGTTTTAGAGGCTTTCTCTTCAGTCTTAGAGGTTTCCTTAGACTGTTCTTCAGATGTGGCTTCCTGCTCATCCTGAGCGGTTTCTGATGTGGTTTTCTCATCTTTCTTAGCCTTAGTCTTATCTTCAGCAATAATAGGTTCAGATTCTTCTTTGACTTCTTCAAACAAATCACCTTGAGTGTCATCAGTAGTCTTAGATGAAGCTTCTTTATTAGCTTTAGATTTTGGTTCAGATTTAGTTTTTGATTTATCTTCTGCAATGATTGGCTCAGAGTTCTCTTCTACATCATCAAATAAATCACCCTGTTTGGGTTGTTTATTAGAGTTTGTTTTACTGTTATTGGCAGTAGAACTGTTTGTAGATGAGTTAGTAGAACCAGTAGTATTAGAACTATTGGTTTGATTACTCTGGTTATTACCAGTATTACTGTTAGTAGAGCCACTAGTATTGGTATTACTATTGCTAGTACTGTTACTGTTACCTTTAGTATTATTGTTAGTATTAGCACTGTTAGAACTACCACTAGAATTGGTGTTAGATGAAGTATTAGAAGTACTACTACTAGACGGATTACTAGTATTATTGGTGGTATTTGAGTTACTAGAGGTATTACTTTGGTTCGATTGATTGTTAGTTGTACCAGAAGATTGTGTAGAACCAGTAGACGAACCAGTATTACTACTACCAGCATTATTAGTGGTATTAGAAGATTGGTTAGATTGGTTTGAACCAGTACTTTGAGTATTACTAGATGTCTGATTATTCTTAGCAAAAGCACTAAAAGTATCTTTAGTTACTGCAAAGAAATCATCAGAGTCTCTCATTACAGCATCAAGATATTTCTGTACATCAGCAGGTTTTTTAAATATAGCCTTAGTCTTACCATCTTGTTGCATCAATACTTTACCGTTAGGTAGATGTACAACTTGGTCAACTACATAATTACCATCACTGTCTAATTTGACGGATTTACTATTTAACAGGTTATTTAAACCTTGTACTTTAGCAATTTGAGTCTGGTTAAATGTTGCTAATCTATTCAACAGGTTAGGGTTATTTTCAGCACCTACTACATAAGACAGAATACCCTTCTTAGGGTCTAACCATTTCTCAAAGACTGCTTTAGATTCTTTATCTGACAGTGTGTCATCAATACTGTCTAAGAATGATTGAACAGAGTCTACAGTTACTTGTGTGAATGCACTGTTCATACTTGAGCTTTGTTTCAAAGCATTAAGCATATCCTGAACACTACCTTTAATATCATTCAAGGTCTCAGTGTCCATACTGGCTTTATTAGCTTTAGATGCAATAGTATTAAACCAAGCATCAAATACTTGAGATGCTTTATCTGGATTTGCTTGAATAAAATCTTTTACTTTCTTATTAGCAGAGAACAAGATAGAAGACAGATTCTTAGGTGTAGAACCAATAACAGAAGAAATATCGAAGTCTGCTGCTTGAGAAGCATCTTCGTCATTAATCTGCTTAATGAATTTACTATTAAGCAATTTCAAGTATTGTTTAATGTCTTTATTAGCTTGTTCAGCTACTGCAAGAGAATCAGTAAAATCTTTCTTAAGCTGTTCTCTAGCACTATCAGGAATGTTAGGGTCAGTAATAGCAGCAAATTTAGCAGCTAAGTTCTGTAAGTCTGCAAAACCTTTTTGACCAATAATGTCAGTAATATCTTGTTTAACAGCTTCTTGAATTCTGCCTGATACTTCAGCCAGTTCATCCAATCTTTGAGTGTCATTGTTGGCTTTAGCTTTAGCTACTTCTTGAGCAAAATAATTAGAGAAATCTTTATAGTCTTTAGAAGTAAAGCTTGCTCTGTCTCTGCCTGTATTTTGTGCAAAACTATCTAAGATGTCATTCATTACACTCTTAGTAGCAGAGTTAGCAGAGGAAGTAGCAATAGATTCAATAGTAGATGCACCATTATCTTTAGCATCTGCTCTCTTCTCAACATACTCTTCTGCTTTATTTTTAATATATTGAGCAGGTTTAGAACCCATAATAGCTTGACCTGCTAAGGAAGCAGTAGTCTTCACATTACCAGCACCACCTACCAAACCAGAAATAGCCGCTGCTTGAGTTACAGCAGAGGTAGAATAGATAGATGGGTCAGCATGGTAGTTATAGCCTAATACATCATTAATAGCTTCTTTAGGTGCAGTGTTATTCCAATATTCTTCTAAACCTTCAGAGAAAGCTTCAGTAGCAGGTGAACCAAGACCAAGAATGGCATTGTTCTTAGTGAGTTTACCGCCCAAACCAAACAAAGCTTTTTCAAAGATAGAGCCTAATGCACCAGCAGAACCAGCAGTAATAAGACCAGATTTAGTACCTGCTTTGTCAGCAGCTTCTACTGCAAGGGCTTCTCTGGCTTCTTTAGGAGATAAACCAGACTGAATCAGTTTTTGATAATTAGGAGATTTATCCAATGCTTCTTGAGGCAATTCTTCAACTGCTTTATATGCATCAGCACCTGCACCTGCAAAGTCTTGAGCACCAGCTTCTGCACCAATACCAACAGATGCACCAATAGAACCAAGTTTAGATAACTCACCAGCACTTAACTTAGCAACTTGTTTCTCAGCAAATGATAAAGCACCTCTTTCTG